TGCACCATACTGTCCGTTTGATGTGGTATAATAACCTTCAGAATGTGATGCTGTACCTATAGTTGTTGTATTTTGACCTTCAGCATGTGAAAAATCACCAATTGTGGTTGTACTAACACCTTCAGCGTGTGAAGATGTACCACTAGCAATTGTTGAATTACCTTCAGCATGTGAATATTGACCATTAGCTGTTGTTGCATTACCCTCAGCATGTGATGTTGTACCTAATGCTGTTGTAGTATCACCTTCAGCATGTGAAATATCACCTAATGCTCTTGCATTTCTACCTTCAGCATGCGAAATTAAACCACTAGCTGTTGTACCTCTACCTTCAGCATGTGATTCGGGACCAACAGCCCTTGTAGTTCGACCTTCAGCATGTGATGCGAAACCACTAGCAATTGTTGCATTACCCTCAGCATGTGAAAATTGACCACTAGCTGTTGTATTAACACCTTCAGCATGTGCAGCTGTGCTTGATGCGGTTGTTCCAGAACCTTCAGCATGTGAAGCATTACCACTTGCCCTTGTATTTCTAGATTCAGCATGTGAAAAATCACCAATAGCACCAGTACCCCAACCTTCAGCATGTGACGATGTACCACTGGCTATTGTATTTCTACCCTCAGCGTGCGCTCCGTTATTACCACTTGCAATTGTACCTTGACCTTCAGAATGAGATGACAAACCACTAGCTATTGTTGCATTACCCTCAGCATGTGAGTAATCACCACTTGCAGTTGTTTGTTCACCTTCAGCATGTGATGAATTACCAGATGCAATTGTTTGATTACCTTCAGCATGTGAAAAATCACCACTTGCGGTTGTATTAGTACCTTCAGAATGAGATGACAAACCACTAGCTATTGTTGCATTACCCTCAGCATGGGATTGATTACCACTAGCTGTTGTATTATTACCCTCAGCATGTGAATGTTGACCACTAGCTGTTGTATTTCGACCTTCAGCAACAGAATAATTACCAGTTGCATCTGTTGATGTATCATTTACTACTTTAATAGAATACGCACCAGTTGAACCTGATGTCCAAACAGTTGGTCCAGACATTGGTAAATTTAAATACGTGGTTGCTGACATTGTTCCAACAATGTTTAAATCACCAAGTATTGTTTGACCAGATAAAGTTGAGTCGTTGTTGTTTATAATATAAGAAATAGGCATAATGGTTAGTTTTAATAATAAATATTATACTAACTTATAAAGTAATATTAAAACGAATTTATTATTACAATACCATCTCCACCTCTACCTCCAGCACCACCAGATGTTGTAGAAACATATGAACCCCCACCACCTCCACCACCAGAGCCATAACCACCATTACCACCAGTACCACCAATTGCTAAGATAGAAGCACCACCACCAGCACCACCAGTTGTGAATAATGGATATCTATTAAAAGAATTAAAATTTGGAAGAATCGGTTGAAATCCAGAATCACCACTACCACCATTTAATACAACCAATCCACTACCACCAACAGTAGTTGGTACAAAACCCGTACCTGTTATGTTAGCACCATTAGAACCAGTGCCACCAGCAGTAACACCCCCACCACCAGCACCACCCGATGTGGTGAACGCTATTGTTACAGGTATCGGTGTGTTAGCACCACCAGCACCACCACTTTGACCACCTATTGTTTGTACTATTCCTAATGTTGATAAATAAAAATTAGTTTGTACAAAAACAATACCAGCGGACCCTGCGGTACCACCAGCACCACCTGTACCTGGACCACCAGCACCACCACCTAATTGACCACTCGCAAGTATTACGTTACCAGCAGTAGTATTTGGTTGTATTGAGACGTATGAAACTGAACCAGCGGTTGCAGCAACAATTGGGTTGTTCGTACCACCATCACCACCAGGACCTACTTGTATATATAGTCTATCGGGTAATAAATTTGCTTGAAAAAAACCTTTTGTTACAGCAGAAGAACCACCTCCTCCACCACCAGTTGCAGTATTAATGAAAGCACCGAAACCAGCACCACCTCCACCACCACCACCGATAATTAAGATATTAACAAATTTACAGTTTTTAGGTTTTTCCCAAACTTGCCAAGAGTTAGTTGTCCCGTTTGTCAAAAAAACCTGTTTTAAAATATTACCATCTATTAAACCAAATACATCCATATTATATAAAGATTACCAAGTAGTTATTATTACAATTCCATCTCCACCACGACCTCCAGCACCACCATTACCATTAGTACCAGCACCACCACCGCCCCCACCACATCCGTAAGCACCATTACCACCAGCACCAGCAATACCACCAGTTCTAAAACCACCACCACCAGCACCACCTGTAAAAAATAATGGTGATAAATTAGATGAATTAAAAGATGGTCTAATTGGTTGAAATCCAGAACCACCATCATTTGTAGCACCGCCAACACCGCCAGTAATAGTTGGTATATTACCTAAACCCGTAATATTCCCACCATTAAAACTTGCAGCACCAGAAGCACCACCACCCGCAGCGCCACCAGTTGTTATAAATGATATTGTAATTGAGTTACCATTAGCGGCTGAAACTCCAGATGCTCCAGCAGTACCTATTGTACCTTGAAAAAAACCTAAATTACCAAGTAACCCATTAGTTTGTGTAAATAAAGTACCAGCACCACCACCAACACCAGCGGCCGTACCACCACCAGCACCACCATTACCACTTCTAAATAACACATTTACCGCAGTAGTATTTGGTTCAAAAGACACGTAAGATAATGAACCAGCTGTACCATTTACACCAGTAGCACCACCTAGACCACCTGGACCAACTTGAATATATAAAATATCTGGTAGAACATTCGCATTAAAAAATCCTTTAGATATAGCAGAAGAACCACCGCCCCCACCACCAATTCTGTTTGTACCAGCACCCCCAGTACCACCACCAGCACCACCACCTCCACCACCAATTAGCATGAAGTTTACAAATTTACAATTAGGTGGTTTTTGCCAAATTTGCCAAGAGTTTACACCACCGTTAGTGTTAAATACCCATTGTATTTTATTTGAATCTGGAAAATGAAAGACATCCATATTTTATTTGTTATAAAACAGTTATTATTACAATACCATCACCACCGTTACCACCAGCACCACCATTAGTAGCTCCAGCACCACCACCCCCACCACCAGAACCGAAGGAACCATTACCACCAGCACCACCAGTTTGTCCAGCTGCCCCATTTGCACCACCACCAGCACCACCCGTAGTTAAAAATGGTACAGTTAGGTTTGATGAATTTAAAGATGGAATAAATGATGCAATACCTATTTGACCAGCATTTGTACCACCCGCAGCACCACCAGTTATGACTTGCGTAACGGTTGTGGCAACTATAGAACCACCAGCGCCATTAACTGCGGCTGTAGATGAACCCCCACCACCAGCACCACCACTATTATTAATTGATGCTATCGTAACTGAGTTACCAGCACCACCAGTATTAGCCCCACCAGTAGCACCAACCTGACCAGCAGTTGTATTAATGATACCTAAGTAAGACTGAAATCCAGCTGTTTGAGCAAAAACTGTCCCAGCCGCCCCAGCACCACCATTTTGAAGACCCCCAACTGGTGCTATTGCGCCACTTGCCAAAATAACATTTGGTGTTTGTGTATTAGCCACAGTTGATACGTATGATAAACCACCAGAGTTTCCATTAACCCCACCAGCACCACCTACACCACCTTTACCAACTAGTATGTATAAAGTATCTGGTAATAAATCAGATGGGAATATTCCCTTTGTGATAGCAGATGAACCACCACCTCCACCACCTCTTCTAGCCAAACCAGCGGTAAGTTGACCACCCCCACCACCAGCTCCACCACCAACAACATAAAAACAAATAAATTTAGCATATTTTGGTTTTTGCCAAATTTGCCAATGTGTTGTTGATGTTGCATCAAATGCAGTAGTGTAAAAAACCCAGTTATTTAATTCTGGTCTAGGGATATTTAAAACATCTAACATATAGTATTAATATTTACCACCAATAACTGTTGCACGGTATCCACCAACAACAGCAGTACCAAGTGTTACATATATCGTATAACCTGGAGGCATTGCGAAATTTAAAGGTAATTCATAAACTGGTATTGCAGCTGTACCAGAACCAGTTGTTGCTGGTAATGAAATTTCATCGATAAATACATTATTTGCAGCAGTTGCTGTTGTACTACCGTTATTTAACCAAACTCTAGCAACTGTTGCAGCATTGTTAGTACCAGCTGCATTATTTGGTTTAAATCTAATTCTTTGAACATAACCACCTTCTGTTGCATCAGCGGTAAATGCCAAATAAATTGTACCAGAAGTTAAATCTGTTGTCGCATTAACTGCGGTCATGTTAGTTGTCCATTGAACATCACCTGTTCTTGTGTAAATTGGAAATGTATTTGATGCCATATTTTTTTTTATTAAATTTAATTATTTTATTTTTAAGTTAAATAGTTCCCTATAGATTGAGCAAAAGCAATACCATATGCATAAAATACTGCATTACCTGGTGTTGACCTTTCTATTTGACCTGTTGCTGAATTCCTTGTTAAGAAATCTGAATTAGCGTTATTAAGTGTTGGTAATGTTGTTACATTTAAAGAAGACCCACTAATTGTCCCTGTTGTTATTGAATTACCAGATACATGTAATTTTTGAGTTGGGCTATTAATTCCAATACCAACCCTCTTTGCACTTGTAATTGTCATCGTTGTTGCTGTGGCTAAATTACCAGCAAAGAATTTAATATTACCATTAGCACCAACTGTTGCATTACCAATATACAACTCACGACCAATATTGTAAAGATATGCATCATTTGCAACACCAATATTACCAGCAGTATAAGTTGAACTATTAATACCCATATTAATATAATTGTTGGTATCATTACCAGTATCATTGGTTGCAACAACATCAGAAGAAGCGGTTACAGCATTACTGGTGTTTTGTATATTTAATTGCATAAACCCAGATATAGGACCTTTTGCAACTATCGCATTTTGATTTGCTGGTGCAACCACTAATTTTTCTGGATTTGTACCATCAAATGTTGTTGTACCAATTGCAACATTACCTAAAGAATTAATAACAAATGGTGATGAATCCGTATTTACAGAATCCTCAACAACAAATGCATTACCACTACCTGTTTGTGTAATTCTAACTAAATCTGAGGATGTATTACCACTAAATATATTAGTCCCAGTAACAGCAGTAACAATTAAATTATTTGCAAAAACACTACCATCAACTCTAGTATTACCAGATATTTGTAATTTCTGTGATGGTGAAGATGTACCAACACCTAACCTTTTATTTGTATTATCCCAATGAAAAGTATTATCAAAGGTTAATCCGCTAGCACCAGACCAAAATGCAACTTTATTAGTAACACCAGAACCAGTTAAAGTACCATCTGAAAATCCTGTGATTGTAACATCACTAAGACCATTTCTTTCTAGTGTTAAGGTACCACTAGAGTATGTTCCACCTGTAACGTAGTAGTCAGTTGTTGATACACCAGTTATATTAGTAACAACTAAATTAGTTATAGTTGCAGAACTAACAGATAAGGTATTACTACTAAGAGTACCCTCAATTATTATATCGTTAATTATTAAACTCATATATTATAAATATTAAGATTCACCAATCCCAATTGTTATCCAATCCACATTATTAATAAAAGCGGTATTGGCGTTAGAATTAATAACAAACCCAGTAGTTGTTTTAGATTCATATGTAAAAGTTCTGTTTACACCACCAGTTATCTGTATCGAATAATTAGTATTTGGGTATGCAGTTGTAAATACAACTGTATATTTTTTAGGGTTACCAGCAAATGATGCACCAGCAACAGTACCAGCCTTTGTCTTTAATCCAACAGTTACTGAATCTGTTGTATTATTTACACTTTTTAATGATAAAGTATTTGCTGAATAAGTTACACCCGTATATGAATTTAGATAACCAACATCATTAGTACCTACAGCAATTGGGTTTGATGCCAATGTTGGTGCAGCACTTAATTTAACCTTACCTAATGTGGTAGTACTACCAGTTGATACCCAACTATCAAGTCTACCACTTACATCAGCATATGGTATTGCATTTGCTGAAGGTGTTGTTGAGCCAACTGGGTCAGCACCACCAAATTGATGTCTTGTTGCATGAGTTTCTATTGTAACACCATTTATTGTTCCAGCACTTACAATATCATTATTACCCATGTCCAAATTACCAGACATAGCTCTTGAACCATTTACCAACAAATATTGTGTGTGGTCATCAGCCGCTAATCCTAATAAGTTTCCATGAACGGACGATGCATTAACACCACCAGCTTTAAATCCAATTACAGGTCTAATATCCTCAACTTCAGTAATACCACTTGCACCTTGTCTGATATAAATACTTGCTATTTGAGTAACAGAATCACTAAAGAAATTAGGTGGTGTTGGTAATAACGCATCTTCCGCTTGAATTAATGTAGAGTATTCATTCTGACCTAAAACTAATAAATATTCCTCATATATACCCTCACCAACAACAAACAATGTATGTTTAGTATAATAACCAGCAGTTAAAGCGGATAATGAACCATTACCATCATATGATGTATTATTTACAACGGTTGTTGCGGAGGTAACCCATCCACCTAAACCATTTCTATAATATTGTGTGAAATTAACAGCAGTACCACCACTAGGCATGTAGTCACTAGTTGAATAATAGTATTCACCAGATGTTACATCTAATCTAAATGGTGTTGCATTTTCAGTAACAATAGAACCTGTTGAATATATTGGACCCAATGCGTTTCTAAATAAATCACCAAATCTATTTGAAGTGTGGTCTGAATGTGCTGGACTTAAATCAATAAATGCTACAGTTGTTGAATTTGTAACAACCCTACCTAATATAATATTATTAACCGAATCTGGTCTTGAACCAGAACTAGATAAAATAGCATTTTCATTTATATAAATGTATTTGTTTTCATTTGCTGCTAAAGTAATTTGAGAATTAACCCAATCAATTCTAGAAATAACGTTAGGTGTTAAAGTTTTTGCTAAATAACCAAACCCAGTCGCAGTGCTAATAGTAAAAGCACTAACAGTTGTAATTTCACCACCTTCCATAAGACCCATAGTAGAACCTTCAAACAATAATGTTGTAAAGTCTGTATGTGTTCCATCCTCAAATGTAACTGATGCTTTTCGTGTAATATCTAATTCACCATCATCTATATCTAGGAATGACCAATATATATCTGTACTATTTGTAAATATTTTTTCGTGACTAGAGCTACCACCAAAAGTACCAAAAGTTCCAACTCTTTCAACATATAAATCCCACTCACCATTTACAATACTAGCATTATCAACATCAAATCTAACAGGGTCACCAATATTAGGGTTTCTAATACCATAAGTGAATCCATCAACTGTTATTGTTGATGCATTTAACTCAGCAGCATCTTGTATATAGAATGCTGTACTTCCAGATACACCATTACTTGCATTATCACCAACAAATATATTTAAAGTGGCACCACTACCAGTTGCATAATTACAATATGTGATACCAGTACCCAATGGGAAGTTAAAGTAGTTTTCCATATTGGCAAGTGCTAAATAACCATTATTACCTATAACCTTTGTACCATATGTATATTCACCATTAAAATCTAAATATTCACCATAAAACATCGTATCTTGTGTATCTGACTCAATCCAAATATTTGTGTCACAATTATAAAAAGATACTTTATGTGCTTGACCAAAGTCTCCGATATCATAACAATATATTCCAGCATATCCTAAACCAGCACCACTTAAAGATAAGAATGAAACTTCGTTATTTATACCTAATTTAATTATGTGTTGTGTATTTGTACTTGGTACAATTTGAGTTGTCTGTATACTACTACCAACAATACTTACATATGGTGTGCTGGTTAAATCAATTTCATTTTCAACAAATAAACCAGGACCAACACTAATTATATATCTACTATTTTCTGAAGTTGTAGCGCTTGCTATTAAGTAATCAACTGCCGATTTAATTGATGAAAAGTCACCATCTTTTTTAGCCACAATAATTTCTCTAGGGTCTGTATCAACTTCGTATATCGGTGCATTGATATTAATCTTAGTCTTTAAGAAATTATCAGTACCTTGTATTTTACCAGTTGTTCCAGAATGTATGATATTTACATCTGTTGTGCAGTTTTCAAAATTTAATGCAATAGCATCAATACTAGGTGCTGAACCAACTTGTGGTACATATATACCTGTTTCCCATCTTTGGAAATTAACACCAGTTAATCTTAAGAATCCACCATTTTCAACATAAAAACCAATACCAGCAGCTAAACCAACCGATTTAGTTAATAAACACCCATTAACAATAAAACCACAATTTGGTTGAACTGCCTTAGCAAATATCAAACCAGTTGTTGTTGTAATACCACCATTTGTTGAAGTTACATTCCTTAACTGCATCCTACCAATACCACTAACATTTCTAGTTGCTTCAAACCCTATAGTAAATGGATAACCACCATATTTAACATTTGAACATTGCATGATGATATTTGCACCACCATACCCAACTACTCTAGCATGTGTATAATTTGCCCCAAATCTAACATTTTCAACATATGAAATTGCAGCAGATTGTGGAGTAGTGGAAGATGAATAAATAATAGCAGATACTCCAGTATCAGTACATCCTTGTACTTGACAATCAAATATTGCAGATTGGTCACTTAAATATATTAAAGTTTGGGATGAATCAATAGCCTCAATAATTGTTGATATTGAACTATCACCAACAACTGCAACCCAAGAAGGTATGGTAAATGGATTCTCATAATAAACACCACCATAAACTTTAACGGTATATGTGTTTGCCGATGTTGCAGCTGTGATACTATCACATGCATCTTTTACTGAAGTAAAATCAGCACTACCACCAGTTAAAGAAACTGTAACAACATTAGGTATGTTATTAATACTATTATAGTTTCTAATATAAAAATCACCATTTGCATCTACAACAATAAAGTTATTTAATGTATCATCTTGAGTTTGAGTTGTAATAGTATAAGTATCACTAGTAACACTAATAGAATCTATAGAATTACTATTGATAGTTGTAGCACTTAATACACCATTAATGGTTAAACCAGTCATGTTATTTATTGTAACATTTAAATCTGGTTGACCAGCATTTTGGGATAATGTTATTGTATTTGCATTATCATAAGTAAATCCAGTAACATAAGTATCAACTAAAGAAATTCCAGTTAAATTACTGCCATCACCATAATATGTTGTTGCTGAAACTGAACCATTAACAGTTAAACCTGTGACTGTATTTATTGTAACATTTAAATCTGGTTGATTACCAGTCTGTTCTATTGTTAATGTATTTGCATTATCATAAGTGAATCCAGTAACATATATTTCACTAGTAAATCCAGTTATAGTTACAGAACCATTTTGTCTATTTAAAGTTAATGTATTAGGTGAAAAAGTACCACCAGTAACATAATAATCTGGTATACCCGTTAAATTACTACCATTACCATAATATGTTGTTGCAGTTAAAGAACCATTAATTTGATAATTACCAGTTAATTCTTTACCATAAACCCAAGAATTTGTTGAGGCACTATAAAATAACAAATCACCATTAGCTTCACCACCAGAGTTTTCAACATCATGTAAATTTGATAAATTATAACCCAAAGACTCCTTAACAAATATACTACCATTTATAGCGTCTAATTTTAATACAATAGCTATTTGTATTTTTAAATTAGGTACATTAGGTTCAACATTTGTTAATCCACCAGGTATTGTTGGTGATACATATAATATATCACCCTGTAACCAAGTTTCACCATAAGGTGCACCAGTAGTATCAATATCCCTAACAATACCAAATTGATTAACGTAGCCAGTACCCCCACTTGCTATATTTTCAGTTGCAATACCTAAAGTAACATAGTAAGGTAATGAACCATCAGCAATCATATAACTACCAACTATTTTTCCAGTTGAAATATCCACACCAGCTGAAGCAATCACACTACCATTTGTTAATCCAGTTACAGTTGTTGTGTTTATAACTTGATAATAACTTTCTAAACCTATTTGTTGTGTAACATTACCACCCAACATACCGAGATTTAAAGTACCCTCAGATGTATTAAACGTTAATTGTCCAACAGCTGTTGTACCAGTATGTGAATTATTAAATGACAATCTAGTTACATCAGAAATTGTATTAGAAGAAACTGAATGGAATCTAGAATCCCCAGAAGCAGTAATCCAAGCAGTTTCTGTCCCACTATTAGTTTCTATTATGATATTTTTATCATTATCATTACCAGTACCACCTTTAAATTGTACACCGTTTAATGTAGAATTAGTAACAATTTCTGGGTTTACTGAATTATTATAAGCTTGTTGTAATGTTGTTGTTGATATACCAGCAGTACCACCTAATACCTCACCAAATTTTGAAACAAGGGTAAATACCGCATCATCAGTATCACTTAAATCACCAGTACCATCTTTTACAGTTAATAAACCAATCAATGTACAATCAATTGAGTTATCTGGATTAACAACAAAAGTTTCACTTGGTATTGCAGCAATTGCCTTTGCCAATGTTGAATAAAAACTTTGACCATATTGTAACCTAATAACACCACTTTGAGACATATAAATCCTTTGTGTTGTGTAATTCCCAGAACCAGGCACATTTACAGCAACACCATTAACATCATATTTTGTTGTATCAACAGTTGTGGTTGTCACTGTAAATGTTCCACCAGTTTGTGTTGTATAATAAAAAGAAGCTGGAAGATATCCTGGAACTGTAATTGCATTAGGATTTAATTCATCCGTTGGAAAACCTATACCATTACCCCAAAAAGTACCTGATGATGTTTTAAATGTTAAATTAGCACCATTAGGACTTGGTACCACACCTTCATTAATAATTTTTATAGGGACCCATAAATCACGAAGTGATGATAACGGTGAAACGTCATAATCAACACTTTGTTCAACATTAAGTATTGTTGTTTTATTTGGGTGAACAACCCTACCTAAAAATATGTTTTGTCTTCTTTCTTGTGGTGTTGGGTATGTATTTGTTTGATATAGTGTACCACCACTATTAACTAATAAATAAGTATCAAATGAACTAGTTAAACCTGAAACAGGTAAATTTGTACCACCACTATAATAGATATTTAAAACCAATGGGTTTGTTGCATATGTTGGACCTGTATTATAAACAATCCAACCCCTCATTGGTGATACATTTATGGTTGTTGTGGATGCGGTTGTTGCACCAGTATAAAAATAAGCACCAGTTGATATCGTGTTACCCAGTAATACGTTAACTTCTTGTTGAGTTAAACTTTGTACTTGGTTTTCATTTGTAATACTTACTAAAATCTTACCAGTTGTCGCATTTGATTCTAAACAAAAACCTACTGTTGAGATTCTTGATGTGTATGCTATATTGTTTGGGTCATTTGTTAAAGCACCATCAATAGTATCAGATAAGAATACTTCTTGACCTACAGTAAATGCAGTTGTATTTAAATCTCTAACAATACCAAAATTGGTCATAAAACCATATTCACCACTTGGTATGTCATGAGTTGCAACACCAGAACTCTGAGCTAAACCTTGTAAAAAAGTTGTCCCCAATTTTGATGCGTTTGCTAATGCAACCGTAGGTACCCCACTAGTTGCACCAGTTATATGTAAAACCTGTCCGTTAAGTATTGTTGTTGGTAAATCATTATATATCCTTATCAATGATTCTTGACCCAAGTTAACTGTAACATCATTTTGATTTGTTATTGGTTTATATGATAATGCATTTTCGTTAGAGTCAAAATATAATGTACCACCAGTTGGTGATGGTACGGTTGGAGTTGTATTAAAATCAATATAATCAGTATATATTGTATTAGCCGTTAGACCACTTTGAAATATTGTACCTCCACTTACCGTTCCACCACTTAATGGTAAGTATTCACCAGATAATACTGGTAAATTTAAATAAGTTGTTGCTGATATTGTATTAGCCGTTAGACCACCATTAATTACAAAATTACCAGTTACTGTATCACCAGTTCTACTGACTCTATCCCAACCAATTGGTAATATTGAATTTGAGGTTGTACCAGAAGCATATAAAATAACATCAGCAGTATTTATTGCTAATTCACCTAATTTTAAGTCACCAGGTGTCGGTACTTTTCCAGGTACATTTGACCTTTTTAAAAGGAATGTATTTTGTCTATTGGCCATATTTATGACGTTATTATGTCTACTCTTATTTAAGAGGTATTATTAAAAAAGTAAAGGTTATATAACCCTTAATTATAAATATGATATAAAATAAAAAAGGGTGACATAATCCCCCTTTTTTATTTTTAAATTTAGTATGTTTATAGAACAACGTCAATATTGACCCCCATCGAGCGTGTCAAATTCAGCCAATACTCTGACACCATTTGGTGAACCTTCATTTAAGTTTGTATTTCTTATTACAATATCATTTAATTGAGAAACCCAACCTCTATTTGCGTAACCAGTTAATCCAGTATATTCAGCAACTGATGGTATTTCAGTAGGTGTTAAACCAGTTAGGTTTTGCATTTGACCTATTGTGAAATAAACATCACCACTTACAACTCCATTACCATCTTGTATTCTAAGTCCAGAAGAAACTGAAGTAACAGTTGTTGAACCAGTTGAATAGTTTAATGTAATTTGTGGGTCTTCAACATATAATTCACTAGTTGCAACAGTTGTTGTTGTACCAAACACGGTGAAATCGCCATGAACTGTTAAGTCACCAATACCAGGAGATGCTAATGAACCACCAGAACCAATAACTAAACCACCTTGACCAATATTAGCTGTTGTACCAGAAGCATTCTGAACATTAATGTTACCAACTGTTAAAGTATTTGCTGATGCTGAATATTCAAATCCAGATTCAGTTGTTAATGTTCCAGAACCTGTTGTATAAACAACTCTATTAGCACCTAAAGTAGATATTGTTAAACCAGTAACTGAATTTATTTGTGCGGTTAAATCTGGTTGACCTTGATTTTGTTTAATTGTGAATACGTTAGTTGCTGGGTTATAAGTAAATCCAGTAACATAAGTATCTAAAGATGTAAATGCACTTAAGTTTGTATATTCTACTTGACCAGTAGCTGTATTTCTACTTAAAATTTGTGTGTTACTATTATTAAGTGTTGGAACATAATTTAAGTTCAAATAAGGTACATATACAGTATCGTTTGTTGTGCCTGTGATTCCTTGACCACCTAATACAACACTTCTATCACCAGTTACCGTTGAACCAGATGAATGTATAAAAGATGTTATCCCAGATGCAACTGTAATTGCACCACCAGCATGTGAAAGCAATCCAATTGCCGTTGTACCATAACCCTCAGCATGTGAATAATCACCATTTGCGGTTGTTTGAGAACCTTCAGTATGTGAAGCAATACCTATAGCAGTTGTATAATAACCTTCAGCATGTGACTGACTACCAATAGCTTTTGTACCATAACCCTCAGAATGTGACTGACTACCAATCGCACTTGTGCCCAAACCTTCAGCATGTGATGATGCACCACTTGCTATTGTTTGATTACCTTCAGCGTGCGCCGCTACACCATAAGCGTTTGTATATTCACCCTCAGTATGTGAACGGTCACCAAATGACCTAGTTGAAAAACCCTCAGAATGTGATGATTCACCAATAGCAGTTGTTAAATAACCTTCAGCATGTGACGAATAACCACCAGCAGTTGTTTCACCACCTTCAGCGTGTGATGCTGTACCAACTGAGATACTACCCTCACCTTCAGCATGTGATGCTGAACCTAAAGCTTTAGAAGAGACACCTTCAGCGTGAGCACTATTACCATCAACACCATCCGCAAAAGCACTATTTAAATTACCAATGTCAACAACAGCAACACCACCAAGATTTACACTTATATCATTTAAAATAATTTCAGTGTTTGTGCTAGAACTAAATGTGACGGTAGTAAAGGTATATAAATCATCAGGACTATTAGTTAAATAAACAGTCCCACTAAAAAACTCACTAGTAACGTCACCATATGAAGAATTAAGTGTTATGACACCATTAACCACACCATCAACTGAGAATCCTTTATATCCAGCCCTTGTACTACCACCTTCACTGTGTGCACCATTAGAAATAGCTATTGTACCATCACCCTCAGCATGTGAACGGTCACCGCTAGCTATTGTACCTTGACCTTCAGCATGTGAAGATTCACCATTTGAGGTTGATTGATAACCTTCAGAATGTGAAAAATTACCAATAGCAATTGTTTCATACCCTTCAGCGTGAGAACGGTCACCACTAGCTATTGTAAACTGACCCTCAGCATGTGAATAATCACCACTAGCAGTTGTTTGGAATCCTTCTGAATGTGAAAATTGACCACTTGCTATTGTATTAGCACCTTCAGCATGTGATGAAATACCACTAGCTATTGTAAACTGACCCTCAGCATGTGAATAATCACCAATTGCAGTTGTAAAATAACCTTCAGCATGTGAATAATTACCCAATGCTTTTGTTAACACACCCTCAGCATGTGATGAACTACCACTCGCTATTGTTTGATTACCTTCAGCATGCGAAAAATCACCTAATGCTGTTGTAAAATCACCTTCAGCATGTGAAGATGTACCGATAGCACTTGTTAAATAACCTTCAGAATGTGAAGTAGCACCACTAGCAATTGTTTGATACCCTTCAGAATGTGAAAAATTACCACGAGCAGTTGTTTGTTGACCTTCAGCATGTGAATAATTACCAATAGCAGTTGTTTCACCACCTTCAGCATGTGAATATAAACCACTTGCTAATGTTTGAAAACCACTAGCAGTGCTACCAGAAGTTGTTGCCGATGTTTGAATTCCCCAAGCAGTTGAATCATCACCAGATGCTAATGTCCCATTACCCCAAGCAACAGCTCTATCACCTGTAGAATCAAGACCACTATTGTTAATTGCTTTAATTGCAAAACTACCAGTTGAACCAGATGTCCAATATGTAACTTTTGGTATTGATACCGTTACACTATCATTTCTAACTAAATTTAAAGTACCACCACTTGTTACAGTACCACCAGTAACATAAGTATCGTTAACGTCAATACCACTTAAACTAACGGTATAACTTGAACCATCGTTTTTATCAAACGTAATTAATGCTGTATTATTATCATATGTACCACCAGTTGTAAATGTGTTATCAGTTACAATTGTGTAACCACCACCAAGAGGAACGCCATGGTATAATAATGTTGATGTTTGTGAATCCGTATTATTAGTAGCTGGTGTTAATGTACTACCAGTTACATAAACATCATTTGTTTGACTGAATCCAGTTAAATAATCAAGATTGATTAATTCATTTGGATTTGTACCACTAACTGTACCATAATAATAAGCAGAACCACTTAAAGCTGTTGTACCAGTAACTGTTAAATTACCAACAGTTAAAGCTGTAAATGCATTAATATTAACCGATACATTTGGCTTACCGTTGTTTAATTTAAGTGTTAAAACATTTGGATTCCAAGTTGCACCAGTTGTATATGAATCAACACCAGCAATATCTGATATATCAGCAAGTACGAAACCATTTGTTGTACCAGATAAGAATTTACCAGATAAGTTAGTTACACCACTATAGGCTGTTATTTGATTTCTAATTTTTAAATCATAAAGATTAGAACCAACCTCAAAAAATGTAGCATTACCACCTGGACCAGCTGGTGTCCAATTAGCTGAGGATGAAGTTACCCCAGAGAACATTAAAATACCATCAGCGGTATTTACAATTGCCTCACCTTTAAGTAACGTTGCCCCCGAAAAAGGAGCACTTGGTACTGTGTTATTTTTAATTACTAATCTGGTCTGTCTTGTTGCCATGTTTTACTTTTTAATTTATAAATATCATTATATTATTTAAAGTTAATAATTACCACCATTTAAAATATCTTGTTGTAAGATGGAATTATCCGCTGTTATTATTCTACTATTACCTAAAGAATCTAAACCTAAATTTAGATTTGGTGTTATTACTTGAACCGTTGATGTCCAAACCGTTGATGTACCACTAATTGTATTAATATCCCTAAATCTTCTTATAGGTGTACCAACATTATATGTATCAGTAATAACTGGAATAACATTGCCACTAAATATTATATCATTATTAGATAACGCAATACTAGTATCACCACTACAACTAATGATTAAGTTAGTGCTAAATCCGCTACAATTATCATTTTGCGGCAAACCTTCAATTATGAAAGTTTTATTTATACTACCATTATTAGTGTTACAGCTCATTATTAAAGTATATTACCAATTAGTGTAAAATCACTATCAGAGTTATTAATTCTAGTTATTTCAATAAATATCAAATCTTCACCATTAACAACTATTGGTGTCGTTAAATTTATTCCATTAAATACCACTACATTATTAGCCTTTATTAATATGTTACTAATATTGGTTTCATTTAATAGTGTTATGAATTTTAAATCATATTCAGCCCTAAATGAAAACGATGTTGGTGAATTCTTTCTAAATACAAAATTATAGGTTACAGCATTTTGAGTTGTACCTGGATAAATCTTAAGTTTAACCTTAGGTGTGTATTCCATAATCTCAGTAACAACTAAAGACCTATTTATTGTAGGTATAACCTCAAAATCATCTTCATCTAATATATATCCATATAAAACCATTTCAAATGGTTGAACATAAAATCTTCTGTTTTCGAAATCATCAATATTACTTTCATCACCAATACTCTCCAAATGAATTGGCATTGGATGACCATTTACTCTAACATAATATTGCCTTGATTGAAATATTCTTTGAACTAATTGATTTAACTTATTTAAATCTTTCATTCTATTACAGAATAATCTAACTTCATAGGTTAAATCAACTGATGTTGGTTGTGGAACCTTATACATATCAACACCTCTTCTACCACCCTCAAAGGTTGGTACTTTCATATATGTATATGTTCTTCTACCAGGTATGTTAAATAACCCAGCTTGGTTTCTACCAACTTGTGGGTTAGGTTGTCTTACAATTGTGATAAATGGCATTTTAATGTCTTTATACTTATCAGTAAATTGCCAAGATTTACTAAACTCAGACCACCTTTGTAATGTTAAAAATATTACTGGAACCTTTTCACCATCAATTGCGATAGATAAATCGTTATCAACAAATTCAATAAATGTTGAATCAATATCTTCATACATTACACCTCTAGGTAAGAATGTTCCTTTATAAGCAATATCATCCAATATGTTTTGTCTCTGTTCAAAACCAACAGGTTGTCTAGTTATTCTTATATCTTTTTTAAAGCCCTTAGGTACTGCGCACATGTTATTATTTATTTAAACCCCACGAAATTCATTAGCATCTATTGCAGCACAAAGTACTGTCCTAAATGCACCTTTATATCCTAAAATAGTGTGTGTATTATCGTAAGTTTTCTTACCATCATTAACCACACTAAAATATCTTAATTCACTCTCATTTACAGCATAACCAACATAATCACCATAACTTAACTCAATATCCAATTCAGCTAATTGAGCTTCATATATTGAAAATGTTAATTGACCATCTTGCAAATACCTCAAAGAACCAGAACCACTATTATATGTTTTATTTTCTGGTGCTGACAAATTAGGCATCACCTTTAATTCAACAGGTGGTAAAAATCTAACACCATCAATTGTTGATTCACCATATAAACTGTCTGAAGATGTTAAAGTTCTATCGACTCTATATAGAATTATAGTGAAATTACCATCCTCTTCAATAGCCTCCCTACCAAATGAAATTTCCAAATCAAAATCTTCTCTACTGAAGAATCTATTGTTTCTATTTATTGGTATTATTCTGGGTCTTGACATAAGTTTTTTAGATAAATATTTACAATAATATAAATGACACATTTAATATTGATTTTTATTTAAATTTACATATATTTAATAGTATTTTGATTTACAATAACGATAAAAATAAACGAATGGATTAATTTTGATTAATTTAGAAGACATAGGTGGATATTCAGCAATATCTAAATTAAAAGAATATGAGGGTAAAAACCCATATATTAAAAAACTTAAAAAGAGATTGCTAAAAGATGGTAAACTATCATTAACTGAAGCCCAAAACAAATATATAATCGATAATATCGATAAGGAACCAATCCCAATAAATAAAATTGTACCGATAAGTGAATTTTTAGGTGAAGCACTACAAGAAAGTGAAAAATTAAATTTTAAACCAGAAAGAATTCAAATACTATATATGCTCGCAGAAACTGATAAAACATATCATGTATATGCTAAGTTAACTAGGAAACAAGAAAAACCTGGAATGTATTTCTTACCAAAGACACAAGTACTTGAAGACCCGTATTTTCATGATTATGACATTGATGTGGATTTTGAAAAATATGAAAAATTAGACCAATTCACCAATTGGGATGGTAGCATTGGTAGAAAGGTACTTGACCATCAAAAGAAAGGTATAAAGTTCTTATTAACTAGAAATGGTGCGATATTAGCTGACCAAATGGGACTTGGTAAAACAATCCAATCAATTATTGCTGCATTAGAGTGTGGTGCTAAAAAAATACTAATTGTTTGCCCTTCTTCAGCAAAAATAAATTGGGAAAGAGAAATAAAATTCTTTCAAGAAGATAGTGTAGCTATTGTCAGTGGTTCAAGATGGTCAAGTTCAAAATTCACAATTATAAATTTTGATATACTTAAAAATTTCCACACATTAAAAGATGATAATAATGATGGTATGGAACCATTAAGGGATTTGGTAAATTCTAAATTTGATTTATGTATTGTTGATGAAGCTCATAATCTAAGAAATAAAAATAGCACAAGAGGTGCAATTATGACTGAATTGTGTGTTGATTATGGTATTGAAAAAGTTTGGTTATTATCTGGAACACCAGTTGCCAACAGACCAATGGATTTTTATAACTTATTAAGATTAATTAAATCACCATTAGTTGATAATTGGAAATTCTATGTCCAAAGATATTGTGAAGGTAAACAAATCACAACAAGATTAAAAAATGGTAAACTTAAAAAAGTATGGATAACAAATGGTGCATCTAATTTAGATGAATTATCAATTAAAACTAGAAATCTTTTACTTAGACGAATGAAAGATGAAGCTTTAGATATGCCAGAAAAAAATGTAATACCTAACTATTATAAATTAAATAGCAAACAATGGGCAGAATATGAATCACTTTGGGAAGATTATTTAATTGAAAGAAAAAAACAAAAAAAGAGAGGTGGTATCCAAAGAGATTTAGTTGAATTGGGATTATTAAGAAAATATATCGCAATGCAAACAATACCCCAAACTACTGAATTAGTTGATGAAATAATTGAACAAGGACATAAAGTAATTATTTTTACTTGCTTTACAGATGAATTACGTGAATTAGAAAATTATTATGGAAAGAATTGTGTAACACATTTTGGTGAGATGAATGAAAAAGATAAACAAAAATCTGTCGATAGATTTCAACAAGATGGTGGACCGATGGTATTTATTGGTAACATAATATCAGCTGGTGTTGCAATTACATTAACCAAATCATCATATGTTGTATTTAATTCGTTTGATTGGGTTCCTGGTAATTCTGAACAAGCCGAAGATAGGAGCCACAGGATTGGGCAAAGAGATTGTGTTACAGTATATTATAATTTGTTTAGTGATACAGTTGTAACAAAAATGTGGCACACATTAAAAAGAAAAAAAGATATAATAAATCAAATAATGTCAGCAAATGAAAATATGAGTGATGTTATTGAAAATGTTGTAGATTATATAATAGAAGATAAAAATGATTAATTATGGTTAGACTGTATGGGTTTAAAGGTTGTCCTTATTGTGATGAATTAAAAGATATGTATGATAAAAATAATATTGATTATACCTTCGTTGATGTCACATTAAAAGAAAATGATACTGAAACTGAAAAAGTATTTAAAATAGCAAATGAAGAGAGTGTCCCAATTATTTTGGTTAAAAAAACAATATTAGCACCAGAAAAATCATTTAAAAGTATAGAAGAAGCATATGATTTAACGCTTAAATTTTTAAATGAGTAATTTGTATATTACTGAATTACCAAATATTTATATATAAATAAGACACATGGACTTTAGTCAAGAAGAAAAACAAAAAATATTTGAACAATTCAGAGTATCAATGGGTTGGCCCAATCGTAAAGTTGAATTGGATGATGACCAACTTTGCGTATTACTTGAAATATCAATTGAAGATTATGCGCAATACACCCAAGAATGGTTAATTGAGCATCAATGGATGTCTTTGTTAGGTAAAAACATTGACACTGTTGATATGGCATTTGCATTAAGTGTTAGAAGTTTAGATTTCTCAACCTCATATACATTTGCATATTCAAAACAGGTTGGATTACAAACTAGAGGTCCATGGGAATTAAAGAAAGATTATATTAACGTTGAAGCTGGTAGACAAGTTTATGAAATACCAGCTGGTAGAGAAATAAATGAGGTTTTATGGGTCACACCACCAACAACAGATAGAGCATTATTTGCAAACTATGGTGGCCTTAATTATGGATTAGGTGGTGGATTTGCACAAATGGGTTCTGGAGGTGGAGCTATGGGTGCTGGTATGGGTGGTGCTGGTATGGGTGGTTATTTTATCGCACCAGCATATGACATATTATTAACAGCATCCGATTTCAATTTAAAAAACAGAATACTTAGAAGTGAATTAGTTTATAAAATAACAAAAGGTCCAAATAATACTAGATTATTACATTTACTAAGCACACCAGGTTCTAAATTTAGTTTTGGTGGTGCAATAGGTAATCAAGGTGTTGGTGGTGGAATAAACCTAACTGGTTGTCAAGTATGGTACCATTATTATGATGTTGACCCAACAGATGTTGATGAATGTAGAAGATTAAATCCAGATATTATTTTAACACCTAATGATGTTCCGCTAGCTAAATTAGATTATTCTAAATTCAACGAACCAACAAAAACATTAATACGTCAATTATTCGTATCTGAAGCAAAAAGAGCATTAGGTAGAACAAGAGGTAAATTCGGAGGCATTGTAGGTCCACCAGATGCTGAAAGAACTATGGATTATGATTCATTATTATCTGAAGGTAATGAAGAAAGAAGGATGGTTCTAGAAAGATTAGATACTAGATTAGATAGATTATCCAGTACTAAGATGCTTGAGAGAGCAGCAAATGAAGCTGAATATCTAAATAGAGCGCTTAAGTT